AGTTCCAGATCTCGATTCCCAAGGCGATCCGCGCAGCGCAGCACTGGGAAGCCGGGCTGACCTTCGCCTTCATCCCGAAGGGCACGGGCGTCCTGCTTGTGCCGGTGCCCAAGCGGGAGGCGTTGAAAGGCCTCGCGCGCGGCGCATCCGCTACCGATTATCGCGACCGGACGGACCGGTTCTGATGATCCTCGTCGACACGTCGGCGTGGATCGAGTGGCTCATCGGCTCGCCGACCGGCGAGGAGCTGTCCGAACATCTGCCCGAACAGGCCGCGTGGCTCGTCCCGACGATGGTCCAGCTCGAGCTGGCGAAATGGCTGACCCGCGAGGTCGGCGAGGACAAGGCGGATCAGGTTATCGCCTTCACGCAGGTCTGCCAGGTGGTCCCGCTCGATACCGAGATCGCGCTGGCGGCGGCGGAGGCGTGCCGGGAGCACAAGCTCGCGACTGCCGACGCGATCATCTTCGCAACCGCCCGCGCACAGGGCGCGACGCTCCTGACCTGCGACGCACATTTCGAGGGACTGCCCGGCGTCACGCTGATCGAGAAGATCAAGGCCTGACCCCCGGGCCACCATTCGCGCTCAGCTCCTCGTTCAGCTTCCGGACCATCACCGCTTCGATGACGGGCAGCAGTTCGGCCATGGCGAGCGGCGGCACGCCGAGCGCGTCACCGAGCGCCAGCGCCGCCGACATGTCCCAGCCGATCACCGCGCCGGGCAGGACGCGCAGCTGACCGCCGAGGCGGCCGACCAGGTCCCAGACCTGCCAACCCTCATCGGTCAGCGGCCGGTTCAGCCGCGCCGGGCAGTCTTCGCACGCCGTGCGGCAGGCTTCGCAATAGCGCTCGCCCCCGCCGAAGGACCATTCGGCGAGAGCGCGGAGGCGTTTTTTTCCTGTTCCAGCAGCAGACCTTTCGAGACGTAGGTCAGTTGGAAGGCCTCGAAGATCGGCCAGATGTCGAGCAGCGCGTCGATAGCCTCAGGGCTGGGATCGATCGGCTTGCTTTCCGCATCGCCGATACCCTCCCAGGCGATCACCGCCCGCCGCGCCAGCGCCTTGGCGAAGGCAACGGCGCGCTCCTCGTCGGAAGCCTCGTCCGGCACCGCCTCGACAGCGGGATCGTTGCGCGTCGCCACCATCAGCGCGGTGGTCAGCGGGCGCAGCTGCACCCGGACGCCGGGCGAGAGGTCATGCCAGCGCGGGGCGTTGGTCAGGTCGAGCGTCAGCATCTCAGTAGGTCTCCACGTCATTCACGAGGGTTGCCGTGCACATCCGGCCGACCACGCTGTCGCGGGCGGCCTGCCAGTCGAAGGTCGCCTGCACGCCCTGCGGCCCGGAAATCTCGATCCGGGGGCGTGGCAGATAGACGGCGTGCACGGTAAAGGTGAAGCTCTCGCCAGACGGCAGGACGTAGGCGAATTCCATCTCGCAGGCCTCGCCGTTGATGGCCTGCGTCACCAGCGTCTGGTCGGCGAACCGCACCTCGATCCGGCCGGTCAGCGCCGCGATGGACGGGTCCGCGCCGTCGATGCGGCCGTCCGAGCGGATGGTCTCGATCCGGTCGAGGTTGTTGGCGTAGGTGATGTCGGCCGAGACCACGTTGCCGAGGGCCGAGCCGTTCCGCGTGATCGACCCGTTGAAATGGCCGAACCGCTTCAACTCCAGCGCAGCCGGAGTTCCGGCGCTGGTCGTCGTGCCGACACTCTCCCCCTGCGCCACCAGCCGCGCGGTTGCCGTCAGCAGCCCCGAGCGCTGCATCTGCCAGGTGATCTGGTCGAGCATGCAGCCCGAGTACATCGCGTAGCGCGGCACCTCGGGCATGCCGGTCTCGATGGAGAGGCTCGGCAGCGTCCACACACCCGACTGGAACTCGTGCGTCCAGGGGCCGGTGCCCGTGGTGGTCGGCGCGCCGCAGGCCGCCTTCAGCCAGAAACCGAAGGCCTCGGCATCCAGCGGCACGACGACGTCGCCGTCGGCCGTCACCGCGTCCTTGATCGGCGCCAGCGGATCGCGGCCGTAGCCGAGAAGCTCGGAGTTGAGAAGCGGCTGCTCCGCCCCGAGCGACGTGCTGGCGAAAGGCATGCGGGTGAAGCCGCCCACGGGCGGTGTTCCATAGGTCGACTCGAACGCAAGCGCCATCAGCGCCCGCGCCCCCTGGGCTCGTGCCATGGTGTTCTCCTCGGGTTGTCGGGGTCAGCCGAGCGGGTCGGCGGTGGTGTAGTGCAGCACGACCGGGATCACGGCCGCCTTAAGGCTCGCCGCGCCCTCGACCGCCAGATCGACCGGGCGCGGCGCTTCCGCCTCGACCCAGTCGCAGAGCCCGCCCAGCGTGCGGTCGGCGGCGAGCGCCGCGCCGATGCTGGCGGTCAGCGTGTCGAAGGCGGTGTCACGGTCTGCGCCCTGCACGACCGCCTCGATCTCGGCGCGATGCTGGTAATGGTAGCGTACCCGATTATCCCTGAGCTCCTCGTGAACTTGGTTGGCGACGACTGAGGCAACGGAACCGGTTACCTTTACTGCCTCGGCAATAGCTTTGGCAGACACAACCGATCGAGCATCAACACTATCGCGACGCGGCGACCTCAATATATCGAGGAGAATGCATGTATCGGGCAAAATGAGAGGAACCTGCGCCGAAACGATTTCATCCAAGCTTTGGAAGATCACGGCGCTTATCCCTTCGTGAGGCGATCATACGTCTCAAGAAGAGAAAGGCCCTTTTCGTAATCTATGGCCAGCTTCTGCGCGGATTGCTCGTCCCACCCATCGATTTCGACAAGCCATTGCATCAGGATATCGGTGCCCAGCGGCGGCCCCTCCTCTAGGTGCACCGCCACAACAAACTGTTCCCATCGTTCAGAGTCATTAGGATGCGAATTGGTTGTGCTCTTGTTTGCCAGGGCCGAGAAGCGCCGCAATGCCTCTGCGGCGCCCTGTGAGATCCAACTGTCGAGCTTGCGCACGGGATCGGAGAGACTCTGATCAAAGCCGACTTCGGATTGAGCCGGCTGGACGACCTGACCTACGAAATCCCGCAATAGTGAGTTGTATTCGGAGACACTCAACTGTCCTTGCTCAGCGGGTACGATGTTCGTAACAGCATATCCATTTGCTCGCGCCCAAAGTGTCAATGATGCTCGCGGCAGGTCAGAGCCGACATAACGGAACTGGATGATATCTTCATTGCTGCCAGAATACTTGCGCAGATCTGCCTCTTGGTCAGCATCGTGAACCCAGCCGACTGTCTGATGGTTGATGAGGGCCGTACGGATCGAGGTCAGGTCTCCTTCTACAGACGCAAGAGTCAGATCTTGAAATACCTCAATTCCGGATTTCGACACTTTGCCGCTCCCTTTTCTCTCTCATCGGTCGATCCATAGCCTGAAGTATGGTTTGATTTCTAGATGGTCCCTTGCTCGCTCTTGGACGTCAGACGGATCAGGAACAACCAAGGGTGCATACGGCGGCAATCAGTTCAAGGCATCCGCCCCTCCACCCAATTCGCCACGATCAGCCCCGGCACGCTGTCGTGGGCCCGCGCGGCATCGCGGTCCAGATCGAGCCGCTTCGGCAGCTTCACCTGCGGGACCAGCAGGAAGATTGGCGCTGTGACCTGGTTGCGGCCGGTCTTCGCGCGCGAGGCGACCGCCTGGCCGCGATTGTTGATGCGAGCCCAGTCGGCGACCAGAAGGCTCGGACCGCGGCGACGGTAGACGAAGCGGAGCCGCAGGCCGCGGCGGCGCTCCCATTCGCCGGGGGTGAGCTTGGCGCCTCGGAGGCCGCGGCCGGCAGCTTCGGTGGGGATCGCCAGCCAGAACCCGTCTTTCGAGCGGATCAGCGGGCCGGTGTCGTGGGCGCCGACGATGACCGGCGCCTTGGACCAGACCAGCGCCGCGGCGTTCAGGCTCTCGCCTGCTTTAGGATAGGTCTGGCTCCGGATCGAGTTCGCCAGCCGCCGGCCGAGCCCGGCGCCGGTGATCTGGCCGCGCCAGGCGGTCTTGAGCCCGGTTCCGGCCTCGCGCATGGCGGCGGTGACGGCCTTCTCGCCCGCCTTCACCTCTGCCGCCATGGTTGCGACGAGATCGGGCGTGATGTCGAGCTTCAGCTTCATCACTGTCAGGCCGGGCGCAGGTCCACGGTCCAGACGAGCCGCTCGCGGTCGCGGACGGGCTCGCCCTGGATGAGGAAGGCCTCGCCGTCGATCTCGATGCGGTCGCCGGGGCGCGGGTTCGACACCTCGGCGTGGCGCAGGTCCAGCCGGGTGGTCTCCGACCAGATGCGCGCCTCGCCGAAGCCGGTGACGTCGTCCGGCCGGCGCAGGATGGCGCGGACCAGTGCGGGCGCGCCACCTTCGGCGGTGTAGCCGACGTCGCGGCCCAGATGCGCGTCGGCGAAGAGCGCATCGAGGGCGGCGGCGAAGGCGGTCATCAGGTCCGCCTTGCCGAGCGCAGCACCTGCGGCCGGGTGCAGATCGGGAGCGGATTACTCTCGATCTCCAGCCGCACCCATTCGTCGCGATCCCGGTCGGGAATGGTGCGGGCGTAGAGCGGCTGACCGAGGGTGTTCACCGTCTCGAACGTGTCGGCGGGGGTGTAGTAGATCTCGAACAGCCCCTCGATCCCTTCGGGATAGAAGAACGCCTTGTCGGTCGGCACGGTGAAACCCACCCCGCCGCGGTATCGCCGGAAGGTGATGCCGCCGAAGCTAACCTCGTCGGCCACCCGGCCGCGCAGGTCAGGCCTCGGCCCAGATCAGCGGCTCCAGCCAGTCCACGCTGTCCACGACCACCGTCGAATAGGCGTGGTCCTCGTCGAGCAGGGCGTCGAGCGCCTCGGCGACCTCGGCGTAGCTCGTCGCCAGGGGGAAGTGCGGTACCTGAAGCTTGCCGAGACCGTCCTCGGTGAGGACGAACACGGGGGCGTCGGCGGACGCGGCGAAGGTGGATTTGCCGATGCCGGCGACGCCGTGGATCAGCACGCGCGGCGGACGCAGCACCGTCGAGGTTTGCAGGGATGCGAGCGAGATGGCCATCAGCGCACCTCCTCGCCGAGCAGCAGCCGGAACTTGGGCTTGCCGGTGCGGACGGTCCGCGCGGGCTCGAACTCCTGCCGGATGTCCTTGGGCCAGGCGGTGTATTTCCGCTCGGGCACGCTGAACGCGATATCGACGTACTCGGTGGGATCGGCGCCGTCGGTCCGGATCCGCTCGACCAGTCCGGCAAGCATCGCCTGATCCCAATCGACGCGCTTCGGCAGCTCCGCGACCACGGTGACCGGGCCGTCCTGCAGGCGAACGGCGCCGGTGTCCTTGCCCTCCGCGCGGCGCGCCTCCTGCGCCTGATCGCCGTACTTCAGCGCGATGGCGCCATCGAGCCAGTCGCAGAGGGTCTTCGCGGCGCGCAGCCGCTCGTCGGCGTCCTGCTTCAGGAGCGCCAGCTGGTCGCCCTGCAGCGCGGCGATCTCGCCGACCGGCAGGGTGGGAAGGGCGTCGAGGGTGATGCGGTTGGGGATCGTCATGGCCACCCCCTCACGCCAGCTTCACGGCAGGCTTGTCGGCCGTGCTTGAGCAGTGCCGGTTGGCCTCGTAGGCCTCGACATCCTCGAGCCGGTACACGACCCGGCCCCCGATCTTGATGAAGGCGGGGCCCTCACCGGTCCAACGCCAGC